TAAAAAATAATTTTACATAAAACTATAGAATTAACTAAATAAATTTGTAGACATGCAACCAGATAACAAGTTAAATATTGACTCTCTAACACTAGACGATGTGCTGGGGGAAGGAGTTGATACAATCGGAGACGTCCAGGACGTTGAAGAAGTAGCCCCTCAAGAAGTTGAGGAGGTAGAAGAAATTGATAACGAAGTCGAAGAATACAATCAGGAAGAATCCGATCAAGAAGAACCTGAACCTGAAGTTGAAGACGATGACGTTGAAGAAGATGTTAATGAATCAAGTAGCGTAGCTTTTGAAGTAGCTAAGACCTTGGGCTTTGAGTTAGAGAATGATTACGAAGACTCAGTAGAAGGACTTACAAACTTTGTAAGGGACATTAGTCAAAACGCTGCAGAGGAACAACTCGCCGGTCTATTTGAGCAGTTCCCCGACATTCAACAACATCTAGACTATGTACTAGCGGGAGGTGATTCCCGTGAGTTCTTTCAAAGACAGGGCCAGCAAGTAGATTACAACTCTATTGAAGTTAAAGAAGCTGATGTTAGCATGCAACGAGCAGTCCTTGCGCAGTTCCTGCAGACTAAGGGTCATGACGCAGAATTTATACAAGACACTATTGACACGTATGAAGATTCTGGACGACTCTTTAGCAATGCGCAAAAGGCAAAACAACATCTTGTTCAGTTCCAGCAAGAAGAGCAGCAACAGCTCATGGAACAACAACAGCAGATGTATCAGCAGCAACAAGAACAACAACAACAGTTCTGGAGTGAGGTTGCTGAAACAATAGAGTCAGGTAACGAATTTGCAGGGGTCCGTATCCCAGATAGAGAAAAATCAAACTTTTTTGAGTACATATCTACACCTGTAGGAGAGGGAGGAAAGACACAACGTGATCTTGACTACCAAGAAGCAGGAACAGATATCAAACTCGCTATAGATTATATGCTGTATAGTGGGTTTGACCTAAATGGTGTAATTGAAAAGAAGGCTAAGACGCAAGCTGCTAAGAATTTGAGACAAAGAATTATCTCAAACGAAGAAAAGTCCAAGTCTGCCCGAAAACAACAACGTAGCTCTAAGACGATCGATTTTGATCAATTAGATTTAGGTAGCATATTACAATAAACAACTAAAAATTAGAAAACTATGGCTTTAACTCAAGTACTTAAGACGTACTACAATGACTCGCAGATGACCGACACTAACTCGTTGGTTAATGCGCTTATGGAGAAACCAGAAGAACTCTCCCCAATTATTACTCACCTCGCAGGACGTGAGGAGAAAAAGTTCCCATTGTCCTTCTTGACTGAAGGTGTTGGTAACACTAAATCTATTGACCGCTTTGAATACGAGTACCGCGTGAAGACTCACGAGGTAAATGTTCGGCCTGTTGTTGCATCTGTAGGTACAGGTGCTGGAGGTTCTATGTTCAAAGTAACCTTCCCAGACAAGTGGTTCGTATTCCCTTACACTTTGGTTTCTCAATCAGGTGCATTGGCTCGAATCATGGAGCAGCCTAAGCCTGCAGCTGGTGGTTATGAGTATGTCTTGAAGATTGTATCTCCTGATGTATCTGCTATTGCTACTGCTGACCTCGCAGACGGCGCATTGTGGGGTATGCTTTTTGCTAACGTAGGAGTTGACTTCTCTCGTGGTAATGCTTCTAACTGGAGTGCACCCGGGTTGGTTCGATCTAAGATTGGTACCGTACGTAAGTCTTACCACTTCTCTGGTAATGCTAAGGACTACGTTGCTGAGTTTAATCTCCCAACTAAAGAGGGTTCTACCACTAAGTTGTGGATGGACTACGAAGAGTACCGTCACATGCTCAAGTTTAAGGAAGAGTGTGAGATGTACTACTGGTACGGTCAGAAGACTTACGACGCTGACGGCTCAAACAGAATGTTGGACGAGAACGGTCAGCCAGTTATTTCTGGTCCTGGTTTGTTCGAGCAGATTATCAACAAAGACACTTACTCTTCTTTGACTCAAAAGAAGATTGAGGACGTTATTGGTGACTTGTTCTACGGCATGACTGACGCTACTGATAAGCAGGTTACTTTGTACACTGGTATTGGTGGAGCACGTGAGTTTGATAAGGCAATGAAAAATTACTACGGCGATACGAGCAACAGATACCTCCAGACCACTGAGTCTAAGTTCATCACCGGCAGCGGTCGTAGCTTGGGTATCACTGGTTACTTCACGTCTTACGACCACGTTGATGGTCACAGAGTGAACGTAGTAAAAGTTCCATTATTTGACCATGGCCCAGTTGCTCAAGCTTCTACTAAGCACCCAGATACTGGATTGCCATTGGAATCTTACAGAATGACCTTCGTTGATCAGTCATCTTATGACGGAGAAAACAACCTCCAAATGATTAATAAGAAGGGTCGTGAAATGTTGCGTTGGGCTGTTGCTGGTTCAGTTGTCCCTAAGGGATTTGCTGAGTCTGACACTCGCGCAAGTGATATAGACGGTGCGTCTGTACACATGTTGAAAACAGCAGGTATCTTGCTTCGCCGCTTTGATACTTCGCTTGATCTGCAGTGTGTGGCATCGTAATTTGTGTTTGGTTTGCATAGGGGGGACTGCCAACGGGTTGGTCCCCCCACTTACCAATAAACCCATTAAGTTATTCTTCTTAACAAAAGAACAGCTTAGTTATTCTTTCTAAACTTAAAAGAACAATCAAACCATGCGAAAAATATACATACGCAGAAAAGAAGTCCTGAATCACTTACCCAAAGAAGTACGTGCAGGCGCAAAAATTAGTATTGGGAGTATCTATGTCGGAAGACAACCTCTACGAGGTGTAGAAGGAGAAGAAGCTCATAAGCTTTTATCCGGTATACTAGACGTCCCTCCCGGACATGCAGACTGGCCAAAACAAGAAAAAGACTTTTGGGCTAGTATGACTGTAAAGATTCCATTTGAAGGAATGGAGCTTGATATCAGTACTGACGAAGATGGTAATCCTAATAACGTGATGGATTACATTATTTATAAGTGGTGCATGAAGCATAGACAAGTAGCTGAGTCTGAAGCTCAAATGAAATCAGACGCAACAAAAAAATTCTATGTCTATGACCCACAAAAAGATTTACTCAAACTCAATGTTGAAGTAAAGCTTAGAAAAGAAGCAGATAAGGAGTTTATCAAAATAAGCTCTGATCCTGATAAGATGCGTAGATTGCTTCGTGTATTGTCCAAAGGATCTCGACCAGAGAAACTTACTGATATGGAAGTTGAGAACCAATTGTACAACCTTAAAAACGAAAAGGCTGGCCAGTTCCTAAAACTTAGTACAGACAAACACCTTGATGTACGCGCTGAGCTTGAACAAATGCTTGAACTCGGTGTGCTTCGAGCCATTGGTAATCAAATTATCTACGGAGATGAAACTATCGGGGAAAACATTACCGATACTATTGTATATTTCAACAACAAAAAGAACTCGGGGCAAGTAAACGCCATGCGAGCACAACTTAAAGAACTTAAATGACAATAGAAGAGATGCATATTGCTGTCAACCTGGGGGTGCAAAAGATTGCATCTTTCCAGGTTGACAATCTCTTACCACAAGAGATTGATCACGAGCTTAATAATTCAATGAATCGATTTATTAAGCAGCGCTATAGCCCTATGGGCAATAAATACCGAAGAGGATTTGAACAATCTCAAAAAAGAATTGATGATCTGCGAGCACTAGTAGTAGACAGCAGAACTAAGTGCTTCTATGCCGGGGAATCTATCACTGGCTATAAAATTGATAGAGCACCACTTCCTATGGACTATATGTTCTTAGTTAATGCTATTGCTGATAACTATCAGGCTTGTAACAATGTTATTGAGTGGAAATTTGATGAAGATCAAACTTTTAAATACAAGCAGTGGGATATTAGAATGACTCCCCCTCCCGGAGCTGAAGGATATAAGCTTGGGGAGCTAAAGTTTGAGGATGCAGTTTTAATTGCATCTGTAGAGTCAGATGGTACAATCATTGGAGAGGGCCTAACAAGAAGGCACCTTGCAAATTGGTACAACTTTATACAAGATCCTGGAACACCTCCCGCACAAGAAAGTGATGCTAATGGTGTGGTGTCTGGGTTTGATTCTGACTTTTTAGAACAAGTAGTTGTAGTAGACTCTGATCCTTATTGGAGAAAAAATGTAACAACTAATGGTGCGGGGCTTGGTTTACAAGATGATGAAAATACGGCACAAGAATCATTTGACCTGTTTATGCTTCAAGGGTCAGAGAGAACCCCAACTATGCACTCTAACTTAGTAAAAATACTAATTAGGAGTGCTGCAATCCAGACTGCAACTAACGAATATACTCCCGCAATGACCGCCGTCTGGTACAATCCTACAGACCAAACATCTGTAGAACAAACTATTCCATGTGGAACACCTTCTCAACTAGAATCTATAACTGGAGCAGGAAAAACCAACAGGTCAATAAAATTTAGAGCATATGATAAAGATGCTACTGTCCCAGGAGTAAGAAGTAGAGACCGAATGTGGTTTGCACAACACGACGACTTGTATGCAATGTTCTCTGATCCATTCAATACGACGTCTTACGACAAGATTAAATACACGATACAAGAAAACTTTATTGACGTACATAGTGACGAAACTTTTTTCACTACATTTGTTGATGTTAAATATATTAGGCACCCTAAGTTTATGAACAAAGGTTTAGGCATAGGGTGTGAGTTGCCAGAACACACTCATCAAGAGATCGTGGAGCTGGCAATACAAAGCATACTAGAGGCCATTTCGGACCCGAGGTATAACTCACAATCTAGGGAAGTCCTAGAGAGTGAATAAATATGATGTTTAATCCCAAAAAAAATAAATTAAGATGGGAACTAATCTTTCACAGGTATTCGTTTCAGACGCACTAACAGCCCTGAGCGGTACTACTTTTAATACTTCCGGCGATGCTGCCGATGATGTAGGTATATGGAAATTGGATGCAACTGCAGGTTACTTGGCTACGGCATTGTTTCAAGCAAGCTTTGACACTGAAGCAGAAGTTGCTGCTGATGACTCTGCAGCTTTGACTACAGTTAACAACCCTCTGTGGTTGGTAAATGATATTCAACTCGTGCAGAGAGCTGCTCCTCATTTCATTGCATCTCCATTGATCAACACTCGCAATATCAAGAGCATTAAGTACCAAAACTACACTGCATCTACGATGCATGCTGGCACCGTTACTTTTGCTGCTGATGATGCTAACGATGACTGCAATGTAAAAATCATTGTGCGTTCAATTCCAACTGACTACTTGAACTTCGGTAATGAGAACACTGCAATTGCAGACTTCTCTAACGAAGGCTACCGCTTTCCAATAAGTGTTAGCCGAGCAGGACAGTTGTTGAACATTGGAGCAAAAGGAGCATCTGCTGACGCTGCAGGTGATAACTTAGTAGCTAACATTGAAGGTAACGCTACATTAAACGCTATGTTGAATGTTTCTAACTCTAGTGGAGTAGTAACATTGACTGCACGTCACCCAGGCTTTGTCTTTGACTTGTACGCATACAACAACACTGACGCTACTGAGCCCGTTGTAGCTAACGGCAGTGCAAAGTTTGATGCAGGTGTTGGTAATGACTGGCAGGTAGTTGGTGATGAAATGCGTTGCAGAAGCCGTTACGGTAACTTCAACAGAATGTACTTCCCACAAAATCAGACTACGTATGGACAGAATGGTTCTGCGTATGATAAGATTGTTGTTGAGTACGCACACAACTGGCCATCATCTACAGGTATTGCACCTGCTGGTGATTTGAATCAGGCTGTGATCTACGCCACAAATGCCGGAACCGATCCAGGCACTTCAGCTAGTGAATTTGCAACACTGTTTGGATTTACTGCAGGTACCGACATCGAGTACCGTTGGTAATAAGACTGTTTAATAGAATAGGGGCAGGAATTGGCCTGTCCCTATTTTTTAATTTTTAATCACATGGCATCAGCAGAAGACGTACGGATCTTAAACGTATCCACAAATTGTAAAACTGTAACCGGGAGAATAGAGAACGGGCACATTGATATGTTTGGGAGTGCTATTTCAAATGTCGGTGCTATTCTTAAGGTATATGTGTACGATCAAAGTAAAACCGTTCAGATATATCTATCAGGATCTGACCTAGACACTACAACAGAGGCTGGAGTTTTAACATTTACCGCAACATCAACTACTCAGTTTACAGGAGTCATCTCAGTAGAGCTACATGATGCTACTACTCTCAACCTTGATCTAGGGGGCAACGGAGTAAACAATGAAACTGAAGCAGATACTACGCTGATGGAAACAGTGTACACAGTGGCTCCTTGTAAAATAAACTGCTGCATTGCTAAGCTTGTTGATGCAGCAATAGAATGTCACTGCAAGTGTGACAAGTGTAAAGAAGACTTGCTACGAGCAGAAAAAGTACTTCTAATGTTGCAAGGCGCAACTTTTGCTGCAGAACAGGAAAGTAACTACGATCATGCAGTAAACATGTATAACAAAGCAAATACTCTATGTACTGAGGTTTGCGCATGTGGATGCTAATGTCTGTAAGAAGTTACACCAACAACCAAGAAATTGTCGACAAGATTAAGGCACTAAGAACGTGCATAACTCGTCGTCACCATGCCCTCTATAAAAAAATCCATGGAGGGCTAGAATGTTCTACTATTGAGAACATAAAGCTAACCCTTATTGCATACCTCCTGATAGACTATCAAAAGAATGGGGAGGATGACAATGCAAAGGACTGCCTGCAGGCCACAAACTCTGATAGAAAAGGTTGGAAAATACTTAACGTATTCCTAGACTTTGTATCAAGAGAATGCAGAGACTGCTTTCCAACAGAAACTGCTTATACTTTGGGAGATGACGGAGCAGTCGCCGCATCCCCATCTCCTAACTTTATTACCACATCTTCAGGAGACCAGCTTACTGATCAAGGTGGAAATCCCATTATAACAAACTAAGAAAATGGCTAACGTAACTCTAGACGATTTAACAACTACACTGCTTGCAGACGTAACTAGCTCCCACTATCTGCTTATAGATAACGCTACGACTACAACTAGAGTATCTGCATTGTCAGGTCTAATACAATCTATTTCAACATTAGGATCAGCCGGTGCCTCTGTGGTTAAAAGCCACACCCTCGGAGTGCTCTATCAAAGAGACATTGTGGGCGGCACTGGCATTACTGTGGCGCAGAACACAAAC